GCGGAAGAGTTCAAAGAACTGCGAAACGTCTGCGTGTTCAAAGAGCATACGGTCCCCGCTCAGAAGTTGGGTAACGGCACGACTCGCAAGGGCGTGACATACGACAAGTATGCACTAGCGTCTATCTGCAAGAACATGAACGACCAACTGACGGAAGTCGGCAAGTGCTGCCCGTTGACATTGGGGCACACGTCCGAGAACCCAAAAGATCCACAGCCGGAAGTGTTGGGATTCACTGGATCGTACCGACTTGGCATGGTCGGCAACAAGAAACCAAAGTGGGCTATCTTTACGGATGAATTCCACCGCAAAGACCGCTCAGAACTTATGAAATACAGCGTCGGGCGTAGCGTTGAGATTCTTCCGCTGCCGGACGTTCACTCGCGAACATTTTACCCGATTGCGGTACTTCAGACTGAAGAGCCTCGATTGGACCTGCCACCAGCCCGTTACAGCAAATTCGTTTCATCGACGAAGTATTGCAATCGTCTGGATGAGCATGGAAACACCATTGAAGTGGAGCGTTACGAAATGGCTTTACCCGGTGGCAATAGTGTTGTTCTGCCGAAGCATGTCGGATCAGACGACAAGGACCGTTACGGCGAAGACTCCGAGATGAACAACATGCCACAGAGTGCCGTTGAGCAGATCTGTCAGGCGATCTTCCAGACGGCACCGTTCCAGTATCTCATCGCTAAGATGGAAGAAGACGGCAAAGCTGGCTCGGTAAATCCAATGGTACATCAGCCGCCTCAAATGGCTGACATGCCAATGGAAGACCCGGATACACAACCGGGAGGAATGCCGGGAATGGACCCCGCCGCAATGCAGGGACAACCCCAGCCCGGAGGCATGACGCCGCCTGATGCTGGTTCAGATATGGGTGCAGGAGCACCGACACAGATGCCACCTAAGCAGTTCGCCGGAGGCACGCCGAATAAACCGCCATTTGATAAAGGAAACCCAATGGCTGACGACAACGAAAAGTATTCCAAGTCTGCTGGACTTCAGGGACTGGAAGCACGCATGGAAGCAATGGAAGCCGAGAACAAGTCTCTGAAAGCCAAGCTGGTCGGTTCAGAGCGTTACAGCAAGCTATCCGGTCTCAAGGCTGAAGGCTTTGAACTGAATCTGGACAAGGAACTGGCACGAGCCACGACCGCATCTGATGAGCAGTTCGATTCTCAGGTCGAAACGATCCGAGAACACTACCGCAAGTCTCCGACTGCCGTAGCGGACTTCTCCACGATTGCAGGCGTCGGCAAGATGGCTGAACTTCCAGAAGGTTCAGGCATCGACGAACTAACAGCAGGAGATGCTCAGGAAGTGGCCAAATACGCCCTTCGTGAAGGTCTTGGCTACGGGGCAGCCCGTGACCGCTATATGTCAGACAAGAAAACCGGCAAGAACGTAGCTGGCTAATTCCCCGGCGCTGAAATCAGCGCCGAGATTCATACATCGAAAACACACTGTGAAAGGATTCACAAATGTACAAGGCATCAGCCGACATCCGGGTTAGCCGGTTTGTAAAGGCATCTGGAACGAACACCGTCGCGGAATGCGATGCTGGCGAACGACCTATCGGGATTTCTGCCGAATATTCTGAGTCAGCACCACTGCCGGGCTATACGGAATTGTCTGCCACAAGCGGCAATCCGGCCAGCTTGTACCTGGCTGGAGACGGCCAGCAGGAAGACCGCCCGATCCTGCTAATTCTTGGCACAGGTGGTGCAACTTTTGGGGCACTCCTGAAAGCCGACACAGACGGAGCAGGCGTTGCTGTAGCAAGCGACAAGGACTGCTACGGAGCCTTTGCGTTGGCAGCCGGTTCAGCCGGTGAAACCATCCCTGTCCGCCTCATGGTCGGCTATTACGCGGTATAATTTACCCAGCCAGCTAGGCACTTGAAACAACTGTGAAAGGATTCACAAATGGTCGCTGTTCTTCCAGGTGGTAATAACACCTTCGTCCCAAGCCACGAGGCTTCGGGTAAAATGGTTGTTGACTATTCACGCAACCCTAAAAAGTTTGCCGTGAATCAGTACACAAAAATTCAGACGGCCCCAAACCGTACTGGCTACTACATGGCTAGCAACTTCGATGAAGCTGGCCGAGTCATCAGCGATGATGCACTTGAATACTTGTGGAACGACGGGGAGAACGCTCCCGGTGGCCGCGACAATACTCGCGAACACGAATACAAGTCCTTCCTGACCGCACGCCGAGTCTATCCGTTCACGCTGGGTGACATGGCTGTTCAGCAGGCGACTTGGGATATCGTGGCACAGCACGCGGCTACGATGGCACAGAAGGCAATGACTGTCCGCACGATGTTGGCACTCAAGGCTGTACTGACCAGCGGCAACCACATCAGTTCTCACGTTCTGGACATCTCAGCACTGTCCGGAAATACCGGCACATGGGCTGCGTCAACCAGCAATCGTCAGGACATCAAGCGTTCCCTGAACATTGCCCGTGACCAGATTCTGGACACGACTCTGGCTGCCGTCGAAATCGACGACCTGTACTTGGTGATCAACTCCACACTGGCTCGACAGTTGGCTGAGTGTCAGGAGATCGTCGAATACATCAAGGGTTCCCCTGATGCACTGGCACAGGTACGCGGCGAACTGAAGACCAGCAACCAGAACGTCAACTTCGGTTTGCCAAGCAAGCTGTACGGTTTGAATCTGGTTGTGGAAACGACCCGACGCCGGACGAACCGCAAACGAGCGACCCGAGCCACAAGCTCAGTGTTGCCAACCGCTACGCCGTTCATCGTTGCACGTCCGGGTTCACTCGAAGGTACTTATGGTGCCCCGAACTTCAGTGCTATCACTGGTTTCATGTTCGAGGAAATGAGCACGGAAACCAAGAAGGACAAGGACAACCGCCGCACATCTGGCCGCATCGTGGAGGACTACAACTACACGCTGACAGGCCCAGAAGGTGCGATCCTGTTCCAGAACGCTGTCTAAATCATCATGGCTTATGCCATGTTCACAGTGGTCAGTCGGAAGCCTCCCCGGCTGACCACTGCTTTCTAGACACATGACTCTTTTGAACCCAGAAGGGCGGTGATCCTTGTCTCATGAGCCTATGAACAAGCCATCTCATGCACTCGATCTGGAATCCTCCTAATGCCCACATACGCAGCAGCAGACGACCTAATCAAACGGTTTGACGAACGCGACATCCAACAGCTTGTCGTGGATGACAACAGTGACAGTACAACTGTTGACGTGTCATCGAATGCCCGTGTTGAAACGGCTCTGGACGATGCTGAAGGTGAAGTCATTGCAGCACTCAGGAAGGGCGGCAGATACGAAGCCGCTCAACTGGCTGCACTGACAGGCACCGACCTCGAATACCTCAAACGAATCATCTGTGAAATCGCGATGGTCCACCTGTTCCGCAGGCGAGCCACGACAAACCCGGATGTTCTTAAATTCTACGAAGACATACGCAAGGGCCACATCAAGGACTTGCAGGACGGGAATTCCGTCATCACTGGAGACGAGCCAGCAGCCGCAGGAGCCGGAGCCGTCAACAACGAAGGCCCATCCATCGCAGAGTGGAACGAACGTAACCTCTGGCGTGACCGGGCGAAATACTTCCCAAGCCGAAAATATCCATAAGGAATTGCCGCTATGACTGGTCAATTTTGCCCCTACGTGTCCGGCCCAGTGCTGGTCAAAATCAATCTTCGAGACAGTAACGGATTCGTCAACCTTGGTTACACCACGGAAGGCGTGCAGATGGAGGAGACATTCTTCACCAATCCGATTCACTCGGATCAGTACGGCGGGACAGCAGGCCCGCCTGTTGATAAGCAGTTCATGGGCAAGACGGCACGCATCAGCCTGTCACTTGCTGAATACAGCATGGCTGTCGTGAAGAGAATGCGAGAAGGGCAGTCGTCTGTCAACTGGACGACCGGAGCCGCTGGAACGCTACAGAACATCGGCGGGCTGTTGTCCTGCGGTAAGCGAGCATTTCAGATCTTGCTGATCGGTGCTGCTGATACTGCTGCAACGGCAGCAGACGCAGGTGCCTCAACAATTGCCACGAACCTGAATTATCCCAACTGCTGGTACTCAGGCCCGGTACGGTTCCCGGTCGGTTCCAAGAATACCGTATGGGATTTCGATATCGAAGCCACACCGTTCACGACTGATACGACTCAGTCCGGCGACGGAAAGACGTACCTGTTCCTTGAGAACAATCACCTTGTTACGAATCTGGCCACCTACGCTGCCACAACTCAGACTGCTGAAACTGCCCCATGATGAATTTCTTTCGACGCTGGCTGTTTAACCGCAGCCGGTTTGTCTTTCGATACTGGAATGGCCATCGGATCACGTTAGCTGATCCGATGGTACTCTGGCGTTCTCTCCAGCAGAACGAGGACTTCCGCGAGGAAGACTTCAAACTGATGAAGGTTGACGCATTGCGTGACAATCTCATTGGTAAGGTTGCGGGAATCGTGCGTCAGGTGTTCAGTCTGAAGACTCCGGAAGACGCAGGGCTAACCGAATTGGAATGCCTTGATCTGCTGAAAGCGTTCATGGCATATTCCGGGTTTCAAAAAAAAAGTGGCGATCTGACGCAGACCTTGCATCCACTTACGGAAGCGACTGCATTGGAAGACTCGATGCCAGAACCGAGCACGAACGACGATTCGGAATCTATCTAAACCTTGAGCGTGTGCAGGCATGGCAAGCGATGGCCATAGCTCAGGGGATCGGGATAGCACTGGGCGGGAATATCAGCAAAGAGTACTTCGAGCAACTGTACGAAAACGAGGCAACAGTGAATCGAGCAGTCTCAGCCAGCAAGAAAAAGAAGGGGAAGTAAATGGCACGCCGCCCATTGAGAGACCCTATCTCCGACCTGATCAGCGATATGAGCCGAGCCATCATCGGTACGGCATCGAACTTTCAGGATAACGTCGGTGATGTAACTGAGGGGCTGACTCAGCAGATCGCGTCTGCCGTTGCTGCTGAATCCATACCAACGCTGACTTCCGAGATCCGCAGAACACTGTCGGGTTCTCGCACGAGGCCATCTGCCGGAACTGGACCGCTTCCACTAAATGGAACTGCATCTCCTCAGCCTAACCAGCCTGACTCAGTCCTAAAATCGTTCAGTGATTTAAGTGAACTGCCACCAATAGCCGAAAACCACGTCCGGCTGGTTCACCATGGAAACATTGACGACTCAGTCCTTTCCAAAGGATTCGAGTACACGGGCGACATACTGCACAACACCGTTGCTTATTCATCCAATGATCAAATCAAATGGCCAACTGACTCTCGCTTTAGTGAGTCTCCGGCGATCATCATGGACGTTCCGCAGGACGTTCATCGGCAACACGCTCGACTTTCTACCGCACCGGGATCACTGGACGGCAGATATGTCGTTGGACGTGTAGCTGTTCCCGGTTCTTCTAGCACACAGCCTGAAACACTAGACGAAGGGGCACGCCGCAGGGCCGCAGAGGCTGCCGAAATCGTTAATTCAATTCCGGGGTTTGGCGGTGGCGGCAATAGGATTCCTCCCGTCGATCCACCCGACGAGCCACAGTCAGGCGTCAACTTCACGATGCCTGAACGTGAACAGGAATCGCTAGACGAAGGGGCACGCCGAAGGGCCGCAGAGACTGCCGCAATCGTCGAGTCAATTCCGGGCTTTGGTGGTGGCGGCAACCGCATTCCTCCCGTCGATCCACCGGGACCACCTGATCCACCCGATGACGACCCGCCCGACGAGAATGATTTCTTCCGCAGGTTCACAGAGTGGCTACAGAGATTCACGGGAGTCATGCCAGATCCTCGGGAATTCGACACGCTGCTGAATAACGTAACCGATGTTCTTGGCGGACAACCTGCACAGCCGGACGACCCAACACGACCGTCTCCGCTGGCTGGTTTCATGACGGCGTTCTCGGATTACTTCAACACGCCGCAGTTAAGCCCAGAGGCTCAGATTCGAGCGGAGCAGGACTTAACGGAAGCCGTCGAAGAACTGACGCAAGCTGTCACGGGAAACACTCGCACAAGATCCGGAACAACTCCACGGGCTAACCGGACTGCGAACTGGATTCGACGCAGAGCACAGAGGGCAGTTGTCGGCACCGCAAAAGTCATGGCAAGAATGGCACGCCCATTTGCTCGCAGTTTCAACAATCTTATTCCGCAGAATATGCGTGCTCAGATGACGCAATGGGGAGCACAGGTTGTCGGGCAACAGGCTCGGAATCTAGGCGTACCAGTAGGCACAGCAGTGAGATTCGGGGCATCCCTTGGGCCTGCTGCTGCACTCGTTGGAGGGGCAATGATTGCAGCGCCAATAGTCGGTGCAATTGTTACACAACTTAACAAATGGTCCGCAGAGGCTCTCGTAAGAATCAACCGTGTTGCTCAGTACAACGGGGATCTGTTCTCTGGTCAAAAGACGCTGGAAATGGGACGGCTTCAGCGTGATATCGCCGCAGCTAATATTTCCGGATCTTCCGGCAGAGCCAGATTCAAAGCCGAGAACGACGCCGAGCAATCATGGGCACCGTGGGAAAACTTCAAGACAGGTTCCGGTAATCTATGGGGAACCGGCATGGCAAGTGCTTCCGGCCTCATGGGGGACGTTGTCAATGAGTCAATGGCAGCACTGCCAAGGGTTGTGGAGCTTCTCGGCTATCTCTCAAATCTGGAATCCATTCAACGGTTCGGACAAAAAGCTATCGATTTTTGGTTGGGTGGCAATAACGGTAACGCTGACGTGTACCGCGCCAGTGCTATGGGTGCGTGGGTATCTGAAGAAGCCAACGGACAAGCCGCACAAGATCAACGCAGACGGGCACGAAGGCCGCTAGGACCACAACCATGACGGAAACATGCCTCAGTTATAACGGAGTCATTCTGCGTAACGTCCAGACACTGGCACTGGAAGAAACGCCAGTCCACGATGAGTCCGGACAGCAGCACATCTACAACCGTGTCAGGCTGAAGGTCCGTGGATACTTCACGAAGGATAACCCACGAGCCAACAGCGGACGCGGCACACAGACGGGCATATGGCCAAACCTTGCAGGCCAGTACGCGGGCAATGGGGAAAACACTCCGCTCGGGGCAGATCGGCAGTTTCACTTTCTGTCGTACTACCTGAACGAGCCACGCCGAACATTGCGTTATTCCGTCAACTTCAATCACGCCACTGCACCGCTTCTGTACTACGTTAAACCGGCCAGCGATGCACTGGCTGAGGAAGTGATTCCACCACCGCCAGTGATGCCAGAAGGATGGGTAGGGCCACAACAAGAACAGGCTGCCGAGATCCTGCTGAACAACATGAACGGATGGTTCGACATGCACGGCGGACCATTCCCAAAGAATGTGTCTATCACGCAGATTGCGAACAATACGGCATGGTGTGTTGAGTTTGAGGTTGAGTTTGCGCTGGCTCCGTGGTGTTTCGGCTCGGGTGGGTATGGTGGCCCGGAGGACGTGCGATACGGGGAAAGCATCCATCCGGACAAAGACATTGAGGATCAGATTAACCCTGATCGCAGTATCCGCAACTTCGAGGGCGTACATCGCAAACTTGGCGTGATCAGTAATCGATGGTCCTGTGTTGACCGATTGGATGAAAGCAGTTTCCTTGTCAGGACGTACACAGGAACTGTCCGGCTATCCAATCCACACTGGAACCCGCACGATTACCGCGTTCTGACACTGCCCCCGCTAGTGACTGGGATGCGACGTGAGTCCATTGAATACCGGGCATCCGAGGATGGGCTGAAGCTCCAGTACACGATCACAGACAAGGAAGTCACAATCACGCCACCCGAAGGCTGTTCCGATATCCGGATCAGGCATTCAGAGGCCGCTGTCAGCCTTGGGGCAATTGTTGAGTTCAATCTTGTCGTGTCAATGAAATCAGAGAAAGATGGTTCTTTATTCGACCTGCACAGGATCGCGGCAGCCATTATTGAAAGCCGTCTAGGTTTAAGGTTTGGGCAAGAAATCAACTTCTCCACTCAGGTGACCCGCTACGATGTGACATCAGAGCAGGGATCAAACTCTGATTTCAGCCTGGTCGTTACGATTCAGGGTTTCCGTCAGAAGTTGAACCCCAACCAGAATAATCCTGACGCCGGAATCAATCAGCAACTCAACGCCATGAGTAACGGGGTATTCAAGCGGCAGGCGGCTGTTCCCGGATCAGTGTTGCATGACTACTACAACCAGCTTGCCAAGGGTAATCGAGAGAATGAACAGCCGGATTTTGAAGGCGTGATTCCGGCATTGTCGGCACTTCATGCGGAACTAGCCACACGATGCACGACCAATCTTGGCATCGATTCCAGTATCAAAACGGCTGAAGATAACGGATACCGGACGGATCGTGTCGTAGAGCTACAGTCACTGAGTGACAACTACGACGCCGTGACACTTTTCCCGACACTTCTGATTGAGATTCTGGACAGCCTGCCAGATGCTCCCGATCCTTCCTACAGCCTTTCGGCATCTGCGGGCGTCTACACGGACTACCGAATTTCCAGCCGGTACGGTTCTGCCGGGTTAATTGCCCAGCTTCCGGTAGCAAAAACAACAACAACTGACGGAAACTCCAGCAACACGACTAACTTTCCGACTTCCGTATTTGTTACAATTGGCCCAGTGCAGCAGACACGCAGGGTGATCGTGGAGGCCGAAAGGACTGGTTCACAGCCAAGACTGCCGAATCCCATCCAAGAGTTCACGGTGAATAACTCCAGTGATGAGACTAAACACAAACTCCTCAGCCTGTCAGTTCATCATGAAAACCCTGTCCCTGCTGCTGCTGGTCCGCAAATGGTGTTTACGTCTCGGGCTGAATACACGTATGGAATCGACAAAGTCCCAGCAAGTCACAGCCTTGGAATTCCAGACTACATGAAGGCTTCGGAAACCGAGGCAGTGACCCTATCAAAAGCTGCATACTCAAAAACATTGGCAGATATCTTTTCTGCTGAATGGACGCTCAATACTTAGGAAAGGATTCCTCAATGGCTGACATGACCCCGACAACGGCATTTGCCCACGCTCCAGCAACCGCCGCCAAGACGACCCTTCGTACAGCATTCGACACGCTGCTGACCGCAATCGACACCTGCTACACGACCGCCAGCACCGGCACGACTCAGGTAGACACTGCCACGATCAGCGGCACGCCAACAGGCGGCACGTACACTCTGACATTCACTGGAACTGATCTTGGTGCCCAGACGTTGAGCCTGGCTTACAACGCAGCAGCAGCCACCGTACAGACGGCCCTGCGTCTCCTGACGGGATTCAGTCAGGCAACCGTGACAGCATCCGGAACGACGCCAAACTTCGTGCATACCATCACACTGAAGGGAATGCCTGAAGCAATCACACTGAGCCGATCAATAGCGGGCATGACTGGCGGAGTACCAGCCTTGGCACTGGCTAACACGTCAGCCTATGCAGCTTTGCCAAAGATGTCGATTCGTACTCGTGATATGGTCAAACAGGCCATCGTTGACGATTGCGAATCACTCGCGTCTGACATGAGAGTCTAATGGGTGCCATTCGTCACACGACCAAAAAGGAAGTACTCCAGCGAGCCGTGAGTTTGCTGGAGTCTTCCAATACACGGTACAAGACTCGTGTCTTCGTCATGAGCGGTAGTGATCTGCCGCCCAACGTGAAAGACCACGACGTTTTGACCGTGTCTATTTCTGGTGGGACGTTTGCGTATTTGGAACAGTCTGGAGCCGGTCAGTTCGTTGTTCCGTATCAGGGCACACTGGCTGTTAGTCTCTGGCACACATGCAGAACCGATCGGCAGGGCACAGACAAGAACGCTTTGCTGGAAGACGACAACGGGTTATTCACGTTGCAGCGTGACATTCTTGTGTCCTTGCTGGGATCGTTGTTTCCCGGAACTGTCACCTATGACCCGATTTTGACGCAATGCTGTTACGCCATAAGTGATACGGAGGCATCACGTTCCGCTGATGGCGTATTCGGCAAGACCCCATCCGGCGACATGGCTCAGGCTGTGATGACGCTGAACTTCGGGGTGGACTTTCACTGGGATATTGCAGCGGAGTAATTACGGATGACGATCGCGTTAGCTAGTCTCCCACGAGCAACGAACGAGACAGTAATCAACATGCTCATGCAAGACCCGGAGGGCCGGGTAGATGACATGATTGATCGGTATCACACGCAATCACTGTCACGCATTACCTGCCAGAACGCTGCCGTCGTTGTGAATCGCGGTAACGGCACGATCATCCATAATTATGAACCGTTGCCGACTCCCAAGATCAATCAGTTAGTGGTTCCGACCGGCTCGACACGTTGGTCCTACTGCTTACTGCTGGCTGATGACGAGATCAAAAAGAAAGTCTACGAGGCTTCCGATAACGGAGCCAGAGGGCTGAATCTGATCTACGGCACACCGATCACAGGACGTGAAGAGAAGCAGCATTCCATTACGCTGACTGTCTACACGCTGCCACCTCGCAGAGTTTCCCACGGAGACGGCAAAGACGTAGTTCCGGACGCCAATCAAGACGCAGTGGATGACGAAGAAGCAGTCAATAAGCTGTGGATTATCCCAGTCGTTGACGCCCGCTACTGGTGGCAGTTCCTGCATACAGGGACATTGGCGGCTGATATCGTAGACGCCAACTTCCTGCCGGAAGATGAAGTTAAGCCGCCCGACGCACTGATTGATCTAGCGTTTCAGGTGACAGGTAATGACCTGCTGAATGTCAAAGTCAACACAGCACACACGCTGCTTCCATCGTGCTCATCCCTGAACGACTACGAAAACTTCCCGATCGTCTTTGACAGCATTCTCGCCAACTACGGCCAGAGGCTTGTTGTGGACATCGGAAGCTATGACACAGTCACGGGCAAATACAACGAAGTTACGGCTACTCTTCCGCCACAGGGGAAAACACGGTTTGCGTGCATTGACGGGAAGAATTCCCGAGACGTATTCGACAACGCACTACTTGGCAAACTAGGGCTGAGAGAGTGCGTGTGGGGCGGCGGCGGAACATCGCTTGCAACATCAGCGTCCGCAGCCGATTACATCATCGGAAAGCCATTCATCGTTGCTGGTGGGATGCAATCCACACAGGGCACAGACTACACGAAGTACGCCCTATGTCCGGCCAGCGTAGATTTCCAGACGACTACTGGAGTCTACGTCAACAAGACGCCCGGATCTGAGTACAAGACTAGCCCTGGCACTGCCATATGGCGGACGCAGTTTGAGACTGATCCTCCCACGGGGATGAAAGACCAGATTGGCCGGGATTACTTCTATCAATTCTTCCGTCAGTACGATTACACATTCGCTGGTGTCCAGCCGTGGCAGCAGTCACATTTTGATGACTACATGGTTCTGCGTCAGACATGGAACCCGAAACTGAACTGCTACGACGCATACACTCGCGTTTGTAGCCGTCAGCCGAATCTGACTGGAGAGTGGGTCAAACCGTCCACATCTTCAACAACGACAGTCGCGACGGGTTGCCCGTGTGTTTGTGTCGCTAATGGCGACATTGTCGTTAACGGCATTGAAACAGTCTCTCAATGGACGATTACCATGAATGGCGAGGTCTTTAATCAAGACTTCGGATCGATTCGCTTTCCAGCGGGAGACTACGTGATCGTTTATGTCGAGGCGTCAAACACTTGGGTACTCGATATTGGGGAATTTTTAACAGCATCGTATCTATCCACTGACGACGCAACCGCTAGCACCACAATGGACGGCACTCTTACCATGTCATTCGACAGTTATGGAGTTCCGACAATTACCCTATGTGTTGACGGCACAGTCCCTGACCAAGACGCTTAACTCACTGAATGGAACTCATTATGTCATGCAGAGTGTGGTCACTACCTGCGGGTGAATATTTCACTGGATTATGTTCGATGAAACTACTGCCCGAGACCGCAAACCCGAGTGTGTGGTGTGTTCTTTGCGCGTCACCAGTTCAGCCGACACCCCCAGCTTAAAGGCCAATGAATTATGCAGTGCAAGACATGGTTGATTTTGACGAAATATTTTAACCCATTATGCAGTATGCAGTTTATGCCGTTTAGCGGAACTGCTTCATGCCCAGTTTGCGTACAGCCAGTGACACCAATAATTCCTGTGCCGGAATAGCAGTAATGGAATGCAAGACATGGAGTCAGCAGGACGCAAGCCACTGGCGTGGACTATGCACCAATTCGTTTTACTCCGAAGGAATAACCGGTGCAAAGCAGTGTGTGGTGTGCGTCATTCCTGTAGATCCACCAGATCCATGTATCGTATGTGACCCCCCAGCACCAAAGATTTATCGGGTTACGATCTCCGGGTACGCGCATCCCGAGCTTGATGCGTCAGCCTACTACCGAGAGTTTCTGGTATACAATACTTCTGCGTGTCGATGGGAGTCAAAGGAACAGGAACTTTTAATGCGACGTGTGCCAGGCGTGTTTCCTGCCGTGTATGAGGTTACTGATCCATCCACTGTGGCGACATCCTACGGGGAGACCTACAGTAAGCAGTATCCGCGTGTTGCGTTGACGATTGATAATTTACTAGGAACAGTGCGTTGGGGCGTTGAATTAAAGTGGCTGACAATTTACTTCACGACACCCGGCTTGGCATTTATTGTCAACACAGGTACGGCATCTGGAACTTCGAGTTCACTTAGTTGTTTGAAGCCAGGTTCTGGAACCAAGAACGGGTGGATATCGAGCGTAGATCAGACCTTTTTTACTTCTGGGCAAAGGTCTAATCAGTTCGACATGAGCCTTGCGAGTTATGCGGCGAGAGGCATCACATGGACATTTTCAGTGCGTCCATTTTAGTGAGAGTTTTAATATGACACCGCTTGGCAAAACAACCCCACAACTAGCAGACGAATTCGTAGCTGCAAATGTTGGCACCATTCTTGGAAGCATGTGCCATGATGGGCAAAGGCGAGTTTTATCAGTTGCCACCGGGAAAGTACTTAATACGCATCAAGCCAGTTTTTCAAAGGTTGCTGGGGCGACGGCGGCGACAATGAGTGACGGTGTCAACGCTAGGCATCGTGTCTTACCCCTGCCATGTGCTCATCGTGGGTCACAGCGAAATACGTGTTGCGGTTCTCCTGATTTGTGGATCTGTCGAGAGTTGAAGACGGATTGCGTAGCTGATGAGTCAGCAGCAGCGAAGCTCAGGGGCATGGTTGATACTGTAGAAGCAGCGTCTATTAAAGTGTGCTCGACGTGTCCGCACAGGAAACCGCCTGCGACTCGTGTTGGATTTCTTTCCGCAGCCTACATGCCGATCGGCGGAACAGAGACGTTTCATCGCAGTCTTTTGCCACGATTGAAACAGGTCGTCAGCGTTTCAGGATTCGCAGCAACCGCATTCCATGGTGGCGATGGATCACTTTTACAGGTTCCATACTCAACCGGCGTGGAAGCAGCACGGAAACTTGCGGCACACTGTGACATCATTGTCGTTTGGGGAATCCATGATCTTGCGAAGATCCTACCAGCGAATCGCCCGAAGGTAATTGCCGTCCATCATTCCGACTGGTCGAGCGATTGGAATAATAATCTGGTGCTGAGTCAGCTTAACCTGATCGACGAAGTGATTTGTGTGAATGAACACACGGCAGCAGAGATCGCGATGAGAGGGAATACAGTCCACTACATCCCAAATTCGATCGATCCAGAACGAATCACCCCAAGCGGAAATCAGTCTGAACTGAGGGTAAAACACGAAATTCCAGCAAGCCCAAAGATCGTGTTATTTGGACACAGAATGAGCACCGAAAAACGCCCACAACTTGCTGTAGAAATCGCACGCCAGTTGCCGGAAGACTGGGTCATGGTGATCGCTGGCGAGGGGCCGCAAGTACCAGCAGTGAGAGCATTAGCATCTAATTGCGACCGTGTGAGGGTTGTTGGCCCCTGCGAATCGCTGGCTGACTGGCTGTCGATATCCGACTGCTTCCTATCGCTGTCAATTTTTGAGGGCTTTGGCCTCTCTATCGGTGAGGCAATGGCAGCAGGAGTGCCTACCGTGTCAACACCTGCGGGTATTGCACCGGGGCTTGCAACAACGCTTCCAACAGACTCAACGGCTAAAGAATGGGCTGACGCGATCGTGACCGCAAAAGCCATTGTCGCTCCTGCCGAGATCCTTAATCGTTTCAGCGTTCAGCGAATGGTGGATTCATGGGCCAGTGTCATAAAGGGGCTGCAATGATTCGGAGTAACGATACAGGACCGGAAGTAGTGTAGAGATGGTTCGATTCCGGAAACTCGAAGGAATCGGCATGGGTGAGATTATTGCGGTTTTCCTAGTCGCGTTTATCGCTTTTGTTATGGTCTGCACTGCACAAACAGTTGGATCTGGCTATGCAAGCACCCTGAAAGCGGAAGCCGATAAAGTCTACTCCTCCGATGAGATCGAACTGAAGCGAATGGCAATTGAAGATAACCAATGACGCTACCACCCTGTGAGCATCGTGGCAGTCAACGGCGTACAGGCTGCTGCGGAGGCAAGCGGATCAGTATGTGGATCTGCCGTGAACTGAAGCAGGAGGACGGTGTCACGCCCATGAACTGCGTCCCGAAACAGACCGATAACGAGGCAATTAAAGACGCAAGTCCTTCAGCCATGCACCCAACATGGGACAAATGCGTCCAAGTTTGTGAGATTTGCCCAGCCTACAAGGCAAAATAACCGCCTGCCGTCTGGTATCCCGGAACGGAATTCGGGACAATATCGCCCGCGATACGATAGCATCACTACACTCATGGATGAGTAAAAGATGGTCTCTGCTAATCCCAACGACTTCCACGTCATGGTTAATCCCCGCAGCCAAAGTGCGGAATCCGTGGCTAAGTGGATTGGCGACAAGATGGCCAATAACACCGATCCGGCGTCACGCACGCCCGGTGCCCCGCCAATGTATGGCGAAGATGCTGTCCCGCACCTGATGACGTTTCAGAGCATCGTTGGCAGCTTTTCTCGTGCGTATATCAATCCCGACGAGGCTATGCGGGATTCCATCGACAACGCCCATTTGATGGAAAAGGACGTAGGTCTGCTGGAAAGCGTGGAATGCCGTCAACGCCTGACAGCTTTGCTAGACTGGGAGATCGTCCCGGAAGACGAGAAGTGTCAGTATCAGGTGTCACTGGCTCAGGAACTCCAGAAGATCATCGGACGTATCCGGAACTTCACCAAGTACCGCATGTGGCTCATGAAGGCCATTTGGTCCGGTCGATCGGGTATTCAGCACAAGTACGGTTACACTCGCGTCAATGGCTCAATGCGAATGATGCCTACGCCGCTCCACCGTGACCATAACGGCTGGATGCCAATCAACGGTGACAAACTGATCTTCCGTTACGAAGATGGATTGCACACAAGCGACGCGGGAGCCTACCCGCATCAGATGGGGATTAAGGTCGGCGTCAATCCCGGAGGCGGCAAGCTACGCATTCACCGCGACTACAAGACGGAGCCGGTAGCCGATGGCATGGCCGTGTTCCTGAAGCCATACGAGCGGGACACGTTCTGCGTTCATAAGCACATGATCGAGGACGCGGACTTTCATCATTCGTATTTTGCTGGTTCGATTCACGGTGTGGGTATCCGGTCGAAAATCTACTGGGAATGGTTCTTGAAGCAGGAAGCGTTCGCGTTCCTGATGCAGTATCTGGAACGATCCGCAGGCGGCATCGAAGTCTGGACGTATCCGATGGGCGACCCGAAAGCCCTCGAAGCGACCAAGAAGGCCGCAATGGAGAAGATGGCCAACGGAAGGAATATCGTATTCTTCCCGAAGCCGATGGGAGACGACTCAGACGCTTACAAGTTCGAGGTGATCGAGCCGGGAGCGATGGGCCTTGATATCATGCAGGGCATCATCGAGAACTACTTCGGCGGACGGCTGAAGCGGTACATTCTCGGTCAGGAACTCAGTACCGAAGCCAAGGCTACCGGCATGGGTTCCGGCGTGGCTGAAGCCCACATGGACACACTCAGCCAGATCGTGAACTTTGACGCACGAAATCTGGAAGAGACGTTGACGCACGAACTGGTGCGGTACATCCAGCAACTGAACTTCCCGGAGACACTGGGATGGCACATGCGAATGTCCCTCAAGACTGAGGACGACAAGACGCAGGAACGTATGGAAGCCCTGAACTCTGCCTATCAGATGGGGGCACGGATTGCAGAGTCTGAAGTGTTCAAGACGCTTGGGCTGTCAGCACCGACCAGCGGCGAAAAGATCCTGTCGATGCAGTCTCAGCAGCCTGGCGGTATTCCGGGAATGCCCGGTATGGACGGCATGGACCCAATGGGAGGTATGCCACCCGGCGCCGACCCGTCTGCCGATCCAGAAAGCGGTGTTTTTCCGGATCAGGAAACTGACTCAGAAGAGGAAATGTCAGGCGACCCGATGGAGCTTATCCGCAGTCTGATGGATCAGTACATGCGGGAGCGTGACGTTGATCGGTACGCATCACAGCTTGCGTTCAACTTCGATGAGAAGCTGCACCCGAGAGAATCCGTCGAGCATGGCGGACATAAGCCCGGCCAGTTTGCACCAAAGAACACGGGCGGAATGGCCAAGCCGAAGCAGCAGAGTCTGTTCGGCGGTTCTGCCATGCCCGTTGCGAGGCGTTCTGCTGGCGGTGCAAAGAAGCCCGGCAGCGGCAAGGCAGCCAGTAGGTTCGCTACTCTGTTTGCCGAGCACATGCACAAACAGCATCAGCAGAAGACAATCAACTTCGACGAGCCAATCAATACGCCTGCTGAACATCCATCCCCGACACAGGCACAGCAACCAGCACAAACCCCTGTCTCAATTGAGACAGAGAAGCCACCACTGGAGGAAATGTCACGCATCGCTGCTGGGTATCAACTGCATGGAATGCGGGCAGAACCAGAGGACGACCGACTGGCACGGCAGCACCAGAAGCACATGACAAAATCAGCCTTGGATAACTGGCTGATGAAGAAATTCGATATCGACGCATTTACGGCCCGTGGCGTCAGTAACGCTGCTGGTGAGATGAACCCGTACACAGTTGATGGGTCTGGAACAGTTGGCGGCACTAACGTCCGATGGACACACAAATCCAAGGAGCCATCCATTGAGGAACTTGGTGACGTACCTTGGACGCAACAAGCACCAACACCACAACCGCAGCCCGTTACGCAAAGTCAGCAGACGCCACCAACTGCCGACGTTCCGTCACAGCCAGAGGCAAGCCCTAACGCTGATATGCCGACCAAGCCAGCACGCCGCCGCATGATGGGTGCGAGTGCTGACAGCATGAAGGCAGTAGCACAGCCCACAGCAGCACCTATCACGCCTAAGCCACAGCAACCGGCTCCATCCGTACAGTCAATCCCGGCGCTGAAATCAGCGCCGGGACAATACCTGTCGAAAACACAGGAGAAAATCGACACGTCACAGAAACCTGTCGATTCCGGCAACACTAGCCAACGTGATCAGCTTGTGACGGATCACTTCCATTTGGTCCCGAAAGTCGTCCGGATGATGCAGAAAAAAGGATGGTCTGTCCGTGATGATGACGCCGCAGAATCTGCCGCTATGGACGGTCTAATGAAAGCTGCCGAGAAATGGGACGGATCAACCGACTTTGCAACGTATGCCAAGAACGGAATGGCTCAGGCAATCAAGAATCTAAACCGCCGCAAGTTAGACAAGATGACCAGCAGCGGAATGAGCGACGACGAGTCTGATCCGATGGCAAACGTCCAGTCCCGCGACTCTGGATCAGTCTACGACGATGAAGCTAAGAGCCACCTGAATGACGCAATGAGTAAGCTAGGCAAGGATTCTGACCAGTGGCTGGTTCGTGCGTGGTTCACAAAAGAAGACGAGAACGGCAACGCACTAACTCAGGATCAGGCGGCGGAAGAGTACAACAACCGATTCGGGACATCATTAACACGTCAAGCAATTGCAGCACGAGCCGTGAAACTGGCCGCGAAGTTGCGTGACAGTCTTGGCGATCCTAACCAGTACGCTGCTGTTCGCAACATGATCATCCGGTACTACCGGGACGAGATCCTGACCATGCAGAAGGAACGCTACGAACGGCGTCAGGACCGCATGATCCGCGAGGCGGCTGAATACACGGAATCCGACCCAACAGACGCTCAGATCAAGGCTGGCAACTACAAGAAGGGCAGGTTCACATGGAACGGTATGCCGATCGTGATCGAGAACCCAAGAGGCTCGACAAGACGTGGCGTGTCTTCCAGTGGCGAAATCTGGCGTCAAGAGATGACAGCACACTACGGCTATATCTCCGGGACAGAAGGCTCAGACGGCGATCAGGTTGATGTCTTCATGGGCAAGTATCCAGATTCAGAACTGGTATTTGTCGTCAGTCAAATTGACCAGTCAACAGGGCAATTTGACGAACTGAAAGTCATCCTCGGAGAAACCAATCTGAAGAAGGCTAAAGCCCTGTATCTGTCCAACTACTCCAAAGGCTGGAAGTGCGGAGAGATCGAGCCAATGACCATTTCCCAGTTTAAGGCCATGCTAGAGTCAGGAGACTGCTAATGTTTCGCGAACAAGATCACCCACGAGACGAAGCAGGAAAATCCACTGGCGGACAGTTCACGTCCACAGGTCAGCAGTCCCGCGATGAGTTAATGAAATCCAGAATGCGGGAATCACTCAAGCAGATGGGGGTGCGGTCTCAGCAGTCAGCACCAAAAGAACCGGAAGTGCAGAACGTCGATATCTCAGAGTTCGACGTGGGGCGGCTCCCAGTGCCCAAGTCTATGCGGATCAACAAGCCCGCGATTGATGAATGGTACGGTGACCATATCAACTCCATGAAGTCTCAGGGATCATCAGCCGCATCGATCACGGACTCTATCCTGAAGTCCGATGACGCGGTCGGCATCGTTGTCCATGAAAAAGACCTGAACACTCTCCGCGACAAAGTGGATTCCCATTTCGACAAGCTGAGTGGTAAGCACGCTGGCGACGATGATTATCTGACTATCGACGGTGAAGACTGGGAAGACTATGCGTCCCAGTACGTCGATAAGATTGCATCCGTCATGGCACGGGCACCACTGGAAGAATACATCGAGTCCATCGCAGCACAGCCGCAGGATGAGGAATCTGCCGACCATTATTCCCATCAGAAATCACTGTTCGGTGATGAGCCAGCAACACCACATCCAAAGGGATTCCGGGAAGAACTGCACGCACGGGAAAAGGACAACATCCCGAACCCTAACCGGCATCCGGGACAGTTCGCACCAAAGGGCGGAAGTAACCCGCTTCTGAAGGTGGTCGAGCATGAGCACGGTTGGACAGCAAGTTCTGTACTGAAGGACGGCAAGGAGTTCCGCGTCGAAGGCAGGGACCGCAGAGAGGCTATCGGTAACGCTGTTCGTGCGGGTGAGAAGATGGGCGTGATCTTTGACCCACCCAAAGCAGAGCCAGCAATCGGCGGGCTGTTCGGTGGATCGTTCGACGAGAAGGCACATCCACGCCACAAGGCCGGGGATTCAGACGGCGGTCAGTTTGCGGCAAAGAATCAGGCGGAAGACGCACCGTTTGCATTGCAGCAGCCGAAGAAGAAACCTGCTGTAATGTCGTTCGATAACAACGCCAACACGAAGCAGGCTGCACTGTTCGACTCAGGCAAGAAGAAGGAGCTACCGGGACAGGAATTGCTGTTCAATTCTGACGCTGGAGACCTGCACAACCCGAAGACGATGGAGAATCTGGCAAAGGGTTCTGAAAAACCTGAGGAGACTAAACCTGAACTCACAAGCAATCGGTTGGCAGTCTTGAAAGGATCTCTCGAAAAGAAAGAGAGGAAACTTGACGAGAGATTCAATGCTCATTTTGATGATGTAGCTAGGGCAAATGGTCAACCACTGAACGACAAGCGAAATGGTCAGGCAACTCTCAGCCGATGGGATAAGCAATCTGATTCTATTCGAAACACGCAGAAGGAAATCGAGAAAACAAAGCAGGCAATTGGGCGAGAAGAAGAAAAAATCCTAAACGTATCCTCAGAAAAGATTCCAAGTTTCATCAGCGATATGGTGCAACGTGGAGAACTGAATCAGTGGCGAAAGTATCCCAATACGTTTTTTGTTCCAGGCGTGGACAAGGGTCGTATTGTTTGGAATGAAGAAAAAGGGTTTTTGGCTCATCGATATTTATCCGAAGTACCAAAGGACCAATACCCGAAATTCCGAGATGTTTTCAATAAATTGAATGCGAGTTTGAAGGAATCTAAAGTTGCGAGTTCTGAATCAAAGTCGCAACCAGATCCATTGGCAATCGCACGGGAAGCCCTGTCGAACAATGAAAACATCGGGATCACGATGGGACGGCACGGCGTCACCATCAAAGGACATCCGGATTACCGTACGATTCGGCAGCAGGTTTCTGAACATCTGGCTGAACTACGAGAGCAGGCAAAGCCACAGCCCTCTCCATCGCGACAAAGGGCGATGGATGCACAGATCCAGAATCGGGTAAACAATCCTGCCGACAACTATTCGAGTCGTGTCTACCAGCAGTTTGAGCACGAGACAGAACGCTACCTGCGTGACTACACGCTGTACGACGTGGACCGTTACGGCGTCGGCGGGAACATCATGAAAATGATCCTGTCGATGGTTGCGATGCACGCAATGTCGAGCATGATGGGCAGTGGAACGTCATCGCCCCGTAAACCGGCAGCACAGAAGCAGGCACCATCCAATCAGGACTTCGAGAAGCTGCACCCACGAGCACAGACACAAGCCGGTAACAGTAAGCCCGGACAGTTCGCAAAGAAGCCGGAAGGGGCAGCACCGGCACCAGCCCCACGACCAGTGCGACCACTGACAGAACGTCCTGACCTTAAAGCCAGCCCGCGACAAGCACCTCCACAGCAGCAACAGCCTGCAAAGGCTAATCCGGGCTACATCCAACAAGCACAGGATGCAATAGCACAGCAAGCAGCCAAGCCACGCACTGGAGTCTTTGCCGATAACGCACCAGAGACACAAGAAGCACAGGAACCAGAAGTTCCACCAGTCGTGGCGCAACCGTGGCTTGCAGAACCCGGCACGCCTACGCCGGAAAACACGGTATACAACAACGATCCGCGTCGTGGCACTCCGGAACAGAAGGCCGCACAACTTCAGCAGCGTATCGCACGAGATCAGGCAGCCAGTCAACCACCAGTGCAGCAGCCCAAGGACGCGAACACGGCACGCATTGCTGAGATCTGGGACGTGGACACGACACAGCCGGAAGCACCTCGCAACTACCCTGACAACTTGAACAAGCCGCCAGAGCAGCAGCAGGACTATTCACCGCCCGCACATTCACTGGAAGGCTTCACGGCACAGGTCATGAAGAACCTGAAGACACCGGCAAACGAACAGGATAACCCAAGAAAGAAGTTCCTGTTAAACGGCACGCCTAACCCCGGATATGCCCCGCAGGATATCAGTGGACCTGAACGCCCTGCAAAAATACGCAAGAGGACCGTCAAGCCTGTTGCCGAACCTACTGCCGAACCAGAGCCATCTGCCCCGTCATTGCTCGACATGCCTTCTCAATCTGGTGATGGGGGTATCTTTGAGAACCCTGCCGCCAAGGCACGCAAGGAGAAAGCAGAACTCGACCGGATCACGAAGTTTGACACGTCGGATTTTGCAGAGCCGGAACAACCAGAAGCTGCGGGCCGCACCTTAAATATCAACGACACGGATGGCGATTACGTTGCACTGGAAGAAGCACGCAAGCAACGATCAAAGAAGGTTGACTCCTTCCGCGACTGGGAAAAGAAGACTCAGGAAGACCCTGAAGCAAACACGATGGAAGTGGCCGCCGAGTACGAGCTAGATCCTGACAGTTTTAGAAAGCACGCTCAGGAAATGCAGTCGCACGAGGAAGGCCAATGGGAACGACGTGAAAAAGTCAAAAGAGACATCCGAAAGATATGGCAGGTTAACTCACGAAAGCTAGGCGATCTAGAGAACCGCAAGGGTGGAGACTCCAGCAATCTGGCAGGGTCAGACGAACTCAAGGGCAGCCTTGATGACGATCAGGTTTATGAATTCCTTGGATCTGATGAATCCATGTGGGCACAGAACGCCTTCGATATGGTCAGGGAAGAAACACCGGCAAGACCTGGTGCCCATGACAAGGACTGGCTACGCGAGCACGCAAAGCACTTTGCCGGTATGTCGAGCCAATTGCAGCCACAGGAAGACTATCCGGAGCCGGAAGACGGAATGCCATTCAGCCGCAGGGCACTGGTTAAGTCTGTAGACAGGTATTTCCGGGACGCACGTCAATCTTTCCGCAGCCGGAGGAGCCAAAAAGACTCAGGGTTCTGGACACTGCTGGATGCTTACCTGTAGAATATCACCCATCTCACTTGGCATTTTCAAAGGACTGAAAATGAATCAGCATCCCGCCGAGCTTTCGACCTACAGAAACCTCGCACTTGCTAACACCGGCGTTTCCGTGACCACTGGCCCGACAAATGTTGTGGGGTGGTCGCTAACCAACTCTGCTGGCACTATTCGCTACGTGAAGATCTACAACAAAGCGACCGCCGCAACTGCTGCCGACACGCCAGTCTTCACGGTCGGAATCCCGACACTTCAGACGGTCAGTTTTTACCCGTCCGGATCAATCCGTCTTCCGCTCGGAATGTCACTGCGATGCACGACCGAGCCTACGGATGCCGGGACGACCGGTGCAACATCGGGTGATGTTCTTGCTCACATTCTCTTCAAAAACGGCACAGTTGTTTAAGGGATTAAACGATGGCAAACCTCACCATTACAGTAGCAAGCGTGGCTCGCGGGACTGGCAGTCAGGTATCCAGCGGAACGGCGGACGTTGCCATTACTCAGGGACAGTCTGTCTATCTGGACACGACTACACTGACAGTCAAGCTGGCTGATGCTGACTTACTGGCAAGTGCATCCACAAACGTCGGAGTGTCACTGAATGCAGCAGCAGCAGGCCAACCGGTCACATACCAGACGACTGGCCCGATCACGATCGGAGCCACTGTAGCGACCGGAGCGGCTTACTACGTGTCGGCTACTGCTGGAAGTATCTGTCTGGAATCAGACCTAACCACTGGAGACTTCCCGCTATTACTGGGGTTTGCTACGTCAACCACAGTAATCAACCTTCTACCATTCGCCGCCCGTGTAGCAAAGGCATAACCAATGTCTGTAGACGTAACAACAATGGCGATTATCACGGCGGTTGGTGGCACAGGCGTAACAGTGGGTGGAGCACTTTTGAAGTACGTTCGATCATTGCACACAGCAACTGTCGGGCAACTCCAGAAGCAGAATGACAAACTAGAGAAGCGTACCACAGAGTGCGAGGAAGACCGTAGAAATCTTCACGGCAGACTGAATGATCAGTCGGAGCGTATTAGTGGAATCAGCCAGCAACTAGGCAGGCTGGAAGGCAAGTTGACAAGAGAATAAGTAGCAGCGGTCTTCGATTCCACTGCTTGTGATGGAAGTTGGAAAACGAGCGGATCTGTTGATCCGCTGTTGGTCGAAAAAGAGGGTAAAACGTGACTGTAGCGACACCAGATAGAGTATTCGTTCCCGGTCCTGCTGGAGCCACAGGAGCAGCAGGCCCAAACGCGGTTAGTGGATCGACCACAACAGCATTCACTGGCCTGCTGTCAGCGGATGGCAGCGTTGTTGGTTCTGTGAATGGTGATCTCGTTTACGATCCATCCGAAATTTCAATTACTGGGGCAACAACGGCAACGATCGGGCGGCGACATGTCTGCTCCGGAACGTCCGCAGACTACACAGTGACACTGCCGACAGCTTCCGGAAATACAGGCAGGCTCATTGCGTTTCGGATGTCAAACGCACTTACAAAACTGGTGACACTCGACGGAAACAGCACGGAGACAATCGACGGCCTTACGACTCGGGTCATGTGGGCTGGCGAGTCTGCAATCCTCATCAGTGACGGCTCACAATGGTGCAAAATTGCTGGAAAGTCGATACCGCTAGAAGCCGTGATTGAATCGCGTTCGGCGACATCGATAGCAAACATTACTCTGGTTCGAATCAACATGACTGACACCATTCGTCAGTCTGTTGGGACGCTTGTAGACCTGACAAATGATCGTATCACTGTGCCGCGTCCTGGGTGTTTCATTTTAAGCGGTATGGTGAGCTATGAACGCTCAGGATCAACGCTGGCAGGAAGTGAAATGTACGCCCAAATCTGCATCAATGGCACGGTAGGTTCAACGCTTCCATCGGCTCTCACTGTTGTGCCATGTGCGTTCGTGGTTACAGCCGGAAATTATTCGCATTGCGCGCTTTCCGTCACGAGGCAACTCGCTGCAAATGATTTCGTGATCATCGGTGGCTATCAGTCGTCAGGACAAACCTTTACGACTCGCACCGTTGACGTAGTCCGTCCGTTTCTGTCGTTGCTGGAGGTGCCATCGTGGTAAATTTAGCTGACGCAATCATGGTGCTATATCCGCAATCTAAGCCAATGATTGACTGGGTTGTTACGGACAGTGGAAACGGACCGCAAATCACATCGTGGAAGATGCAGGAGCAGCAGCCGACATCGGAGCAGATTGCAGCGGTCACTGAGGATCAGGTAGACAGATTGCGAAACCCAGCACTTACAATCAGTCGCAGACAAGGCCGTCTCATGCTACTGCAAATGAGCCTGTTGGATCAGGTTGACGCTTTGGTGTCTCAGTCGGGTCAAACTGCTCAGATCAGCTATGAGTCTGACACATGGTATCGGACTGATCCTGTGCTCATGCAGCTTGCAGGAGTGCTGGGAATGTCAGAATCACAGTTGACTGAGTTGTTTTATCAAGCGAGCAAAATCTGATGACGACTCAATATGCCATTCTTCTGGGTGTTAGCGGACAAACCGGCCTTACTGCAAAGCTGTTTGCCAGCGAAGAATCTGACACAGTGCTTTACGCGTCGGATTCGATGCTGGAGCGGACTAACGCACTTGGTCAGTATCGCTTCACGTTTGGTGAGTTGGCTGTGATTCCAGCCGGGGATTATTTCGCCATATCTACCACCGGGGCCGGTGTCGTTGTTTCGATGGGCTGGAGGACGTTTGCGGGCACAGATGGTGAGACTGCGACGACGACTGTACCAACAGCGGTACTGGACTCCGCT